GTACTTGATTTGACGTGGGAGGGGCAATATCAAAGGTTTGGAGAGTATGAGTATTACAACTAAGCAAACCTGTTACCACTGTATCTACTCAGATTTCAAAGCCGAATCAGGAAGTACCATGCGCGGCTTTGCGAAATGCAGCAAGGCGCGAAATGCTGAAGAAAGGGCGACGTATTACCACGGCGGGCATGGTTGCCATCTGAAAGATTTTTGGTCGGGTGGTAGCGGATTTGAAGCCGCACCGGCGGCAACGATGGCGAAGCGTAGAAGTGAATTTGAAAAATGGCGAACGAAAGGAAAGTGAAAATGGAATGGATTAATTATTTTGGTCTTGCAATGGTTTTTGGCGCGGTGCTTGGTGTGGTGATTCACGCAGCGTCCCGTCCGCCGCTGGATGAATTTGGTCGGAGGATTGACCGCGATGACGACTAAAAAATGCATCAGGTGCGGCGAAGAAAAGCCGTTGAGCGAGTATCACAAAAGCGGCTTGGATGCCTATGGCAACAGTACGCTTAAGTCCAAATGCAAGGTGTGCGTCAGCATTGAGGCTAAGTATTACCGCGAGAATAACAAAGAGGCACTGAAACAAAAACGCCAAGAGATGCGAGAAAGGGCTGCTCCGGATGTGAGCATCTTGATGCGCGAAGCGGCACGAATGGCAAATCAGGCATTCCCGCTTTTAAGCCCTGAGTTTTGGAACACTGGGGCAGACAAACGAGTTTGCGAAGAATTGGGGTTGTGATGAATAAAAAATCAAAGGGCGCAATGTATGCGTTAGGTCGTCTGAAAACTGGCGAAATGAACAAGACAGAAGCGGCATACGCTGAATATCTTGAACAACAGAAGCAGCAAGGGGTAATCCTTTGGTATCGGTTCGAGGGTGTCAAGCTTCGACTTGCGGATAAAACTTTTTATACCCCTGATTTTGCCGTCATGACTGCAAACGGCACTATGGAAATGCACGAGGTAAAGGGTTTTTGGCAGGATGATGCCCGCGTAAAAATTAAGGTGGCAGCCGACTCTTATCCATTCCGCTTTGTTGCCGTTAAGGTAAAGCCTAAAAAGGATGGCGGTGGTTGGTCGTTTGAGGTCTTTTAGGGTGGATGTGGTACTGAAAAACCGCGCCAAAAGAAAAAGGAAAAAGAAATGAAAGAAGCAATCTTAATTTGGTACATATTTATATGTTTTTACTTTTCTTTTTGTTTTGTCCGAGTGTCTTTTCTAATCGGCAAACAAAAATTCCCCGAAGAGTTGGAGTTTGTGGATAAGGGGAAAGTCATTTTTAGAATGACGCATTGGGATTTTTTCGCGCTTGGCATTTTTTTCTTGCTGGTTGGATTGGGTGAGTTTGTTAAGCTGGCTGGGAGTTTTAGATGAGCGCAATCAGAAAAGCCGCTAAAGGCGAGCAATGCACACTGACTAATTAGACCGGGAAAGGATTTGAAATGGCGGTAAATGTTGCGGTGGTGAAAACGCCGGCGGGAACGCTTGCACCGGCGACGGCATACGATGCGGAATTGTTGCGGGATTATGCCGCCGGTCGGCAGTTGAAGGTGGAAATCAAGCAGATGGGCAACCGCAGTTATCAGCATCATAAGCTGTTTTTCGGCGGGTTACTGCCTTTGGCGTATGAATACTGGGTGCCGTCGGGCGGGCTGGTGACGGACGGGGAGCAGAAGCTGATCAGCGGTTTCGCGCGGCGGCTTGAGGCCATGCATTCGAGCGGCGGGCTGTTTTTGGAGTTTGCCGACGAGTTTGTACGGATGGTTGCGGCAAAGCGGGGCGAGAGAATCGGTGCAGTGCTGCAAAGCATGGAGGCTTTCCGCAAGTGGTTGACGATTGAGGCGGGGTATTTCGATGTTTACGAGACGCCGAACGGTTACCGCAAGGAGGCGAAAAGCATCAGCTTCCACAGTATGGGGCAGGAGGAGTTCAATCGGTTTTACCGGGACTGCTTTCAGGTAGCTTGGAACATGATGTTGTCGTCGAAGTTTGAGTCGGAGGAGGCCGCCGAACGGGCAGCTATGGAGATGATGGAGATGGGTGGATGAGCAAGATTACGCAGTCGGCACGCGGTGAGCGTTGTCAGATACGGTTTCCGGGCATTTGCAATCATGATCCGGAAACGACGGTTTTCGCGCATTACCGCTTGGCGGGTTATTGCGGCACGGGCATCAAGCCGCCCGACTTTATGGGCGCGTATGCCTGTTCGCGCTGCCACGATTTGGCCGACGGGCGGCTGAAGGCGGATTGTGCAGAAGGGGAAATTCAGACGGCCTTCGCGGAAGGTGTGATGAGGACTTTGGTTTTGTTGCATGAAAAAGGGTTAATCAAGCTATGAATCAGCAAGAATTTGAATTTATGAACGACTTGGCGCGAGCTTTTGAGCGTCGTTACCGTGATACGCGCAGCCGCAATCGGTGCTTGAGCATCGAGAGCCGCTATATAGGGGAGGAAGTTTGCCCGCATAAGCCTGAAATCGGCTTGAGATACGGCGAAGATGCCATGTTTCTGACTTTGCAGGCGTGGGCGAAGGTGGATGCGCCACAACAGGAGGCCATCCGTATTTCGTTCGGCATCGGTGCGAAGTCGCAGGCAGCCTACGAGGAACGCTTGCAGGCTGAAATTAGGCGGCGCGGCGAGCAGCCCCTGCATTTGCAGACGGATTTGGGCTTGGCCGCGTGGTATGGGGCGATACGGCAGGCGGCAGGGGATGATTTTGATTTGCTGTTTGAGAAGGTTTGATTTTCTTAACGGTTACGGTATGATTGCGAAAATTAACACGTCTTAATGAAAGATAGGAAATGGCATATATCAACATACTGGCTGGCGATTTTCATAAAGGGAAAGCCGTCTTAAAAAATGATTGTATTGTTCTTCTTCGCGGCGAGAAGGTTGCACTGCTTGATATTGCAGGTTATGAGGTGCAGGACGGCGGTGTGATAGAGGTTGTGTTTTTTGATGGCCGCCGAATGCTGGTAGAGAAGAACGACGCATTCCTTCAAGCAGTGAAGGTCGCCCTTTATAATGAATCTCAAAACCCAGAAGAACGGCGGCAGCAATACAACCAAAGGCAGGTTAATTCTGCGGCCAAGGCAAAAAAAGCAAAGAAAATCAAGCTGATTGTGGGCGGTATTTTTGTTTTGCTGTTTGTCGCTATGTGCGCCATGCCGAAAAAGGAATTAACGCCGGAAGAGAGGGCGGCCGCGGACAAGGCAGAGGCGACAGCCGAAAAGCAGAAAATTGATGGGAAAATTGCTTCAGGTGTACGGGAATTTAAGTACGATAAGAAAACTTATCCGAAGTTGTACAAACAGTGGGGCGAGAAGGCCGTCAAAGAAATGAATGGTTATTTACCACGGATAGCCGAACATGTTGCCCGGGAGAATTCATGCGACGCAGTAGAAAGTGTTGATATTTCAGATGCGCGCAGCAACCCGAAAGCAAAACAAATGGTTTTCTTTGTAGATTGCAGGAATGGCAAACGCTTTTTTGTATCTACTGACGACCTTAATTCCGGCCGAAAATCAACCGCTGAACAGGATAAAGAGATTGAACATTCAGTCGTCATCAGTCAGTGTGATGCGGCAATTAAAGCTAAATTGAATCATCCCGGAACGTTTGATCCGCACCTTCTAGACACGGCAACCGGTGTAAATCCGAATGGCAATATCTTGGTTACCCGTGGATTTACGGCTAAAAACGGGCTTGGAATGCAGATTGATTATCGGGCATATTGCGTTATCACAGACAATAAAGTGGAAGTTTCGGTCGAACAGAAATAGTAAAAAAAACCCGCACATCAGGTTTGATAGGGATTGGGGATTAAATTCCCCATCTATCAAATTTTCAGACGGCCTGTTGTTTTTTTCCAGCAATAGGTGTATAATTCAAATCGTTACCCTTGCGGGGCTTTTCGCACGCCCAAAGGATATGAATTTTTAAGCCCGTACATAATAATGTGCGGGTTTTGTTGTTTTCAAACGACCTGAATTTCAGGTTTTCTAGCCGTGCTGTAACTAGCAAAAGGCAAGGGGCGGCGTAGCCGCTGAGGAAGATGCCGCGGACGCTTCCAAATAAACTAGGGGGTCGCGCCCCACTCTCCTTTGTTGGCTCTCTGTAAAAACGCGGAGCAAGTGAAACAGCGTTTGCCCGGCCTGACGGTCGCCTGCCATGACAGGCTGTAAAGCGGTTCTTGCACATAGCCCCTGCCGTTATCGGTATGGGGCTATCCCTTTTTCATGATGTATTACTCTCCTTTGCCGTCTGTATTCTGATTAAGATCGGAATCAGGCGGCTTTCTTTTTTCTGTGAGGTTCGATATGAGCGGGAAAGAAAAACGCCCTATCGGGCGTCCGACGAAGTATAGCCAAGAAATGGCTGATAAGATTTGTGGATTGATATCAAACGGCATGAGTTTGAGGGCTATTTGTAATGTGAATGGTATGCCCGCAAGAGGAACGGTGTATCAATGGCTGAGCGAAAATATTGAATTTCAAGACCAATACACGCGCGCGCGAGTTGAGCAGGCGGACTATTTTGCTGAAGAGATTGTAGAAATAGCCGATAGCGTAGAAGCTGATAGCGCGGCGGTGGCAAAGGCAAGATTACAGGTAGATGCCCGCAAATGGGCTGCGTCGAAGCTTGCACCTAAGAAATACGGTGAAAAGACTGAGCTTGACGTTAAATCAAGTGATGGCAGCATGACGCCGACGGTGCGCCTTGACGCGGAAGAGTATCGTAAGATAGCTGAAGACGTTTTGCGTAAGATTTAGCACAAAATGCTAATCTTTAAGACAGGCGGAATGCCATTTTTGATTAATCTTCCAAAGGAATTTAAAATAAAATGGCATTGCAGCAATTTGATGAAAAAGAAATATCGGTCATTCGTGATTTTTGCTGGCGCGATTTGTACACATTCACGCGCTGGATGTTTCGTGAGCGGCGCGGCTACCAATGGACGCAGGCGAAGCATCATGAGTTGATATGCGACGCGTTGATGCGTGTATTTAACGGTGAAACAAAACGCCTGATTATCAACATTCCGCCGCGATACTCGAAAACGGAAATCGCGGTTGTGAACTTTATCGCGTGGGCGATGGGTCGTGCGCCTGATAGCGAGTTTATCCATGCGAGCTATTCATCAACGTTGGCGGTCAATAACTCCGTACAGATTAGGAACCTTGTCCAGCATGAAGAGTATCGGGCGATTTTCCCCGGGGTGGAACTTGCAAGCGAAAGCAGCCATCACTGGAAGACGACTGCCGGCGGTGTGATGTACGCAACCGGTACAGGCGGCACGATTACAGGTTTCGGCGCGGGTAAGCATAGAGACGGTTTCGGAGGCGCACTAATCCTTGACGATTTGCACAAAGCTGACGAAGCGCGAAGCGAGGTCAGGCGGCAAAACGTCATCGACTGGTTTCAAAACACGTTGGAATCACGGAAAAACAGCCCTGAAACACCCATTGTCGTGATTATGCAAAGGCTGCATGAGAAAGACATCGCGGGTTGGCTGCTTGATGGCGGTAACGGCGAAGAGTGGGAGCATTTGTGCTTATCCGCTATTCAAGAAGACGGCACAGCGTTGTGGCCTGAAAAGCACGATATCGAAACATTGCGCCGTATGGAGCAAGCTGCGCCGTATGTGTTTGCCGGGCAGTATTTACAACGCCCTGCCCCGCCTGATGGTGGTACGTTCAAACCTGACAATCTGCAATTTGTGAAAGCCCTGCCTGCTGGAAATATCAGATGGGTGCGCGGATGGGACTTGGCGTCCACTGCGAACGACGGCGACTACACGGCAGGCGGCAGGCTTGGCGTAACAGAAGACGGGCGGTACATCATCGCAAACGTCGTGCGCGGTCAGTACGGCGCAGACGAAAGGGACAGGATATTGCGCAACACAGCGCAAAAAGACGGTGTGAAAACGAAAGTATCTATCCCACAAGACCCCGGGCAAGCTGGCAAATCACAAACTCTATATCTAACCCGCCAATTGGCGGGGTTTTCTGTATCTGCCAGCCCTGAATCGGGCGATAAGGTAACACGAGCCGAACCGTTCGCCGCACAGGTCAACATCGGTAATGTGATGGTATTGGATGACGGCACATGGGACACAGACGCGCTTATCGCTGAAATGCGGATGTTCCCAAACGGGCAACACGACGACCAAATCGACTGTCTGAGCCGCGCATTTGGCGAGTTACTGGATACCCGTACGGGCATGATTGATTACCTGCGGTCGCAGGTTGAGGCAAACAAATGAGTAAAAAGACACCTTTATCACAAGGCTTTATTGCCCGCGTTGCTGCCGGTGTCCGTTATGCCTTTACCGGCAATGCGGATGCTTGGATGGATGCGGGCAAGCCTTTAGCCCCTGTTGCACAACAGGCAGAGGGTCGGCGGTTTGATTATGAACCGTTCTACAACGTCGGGCATTCCAAGCCGCGCGAACGTGAGGCTATAGGCTTTGCACAATTACGCGCCCTTGCCGATAACTACGACGTATTGCGTTTGGTCATTGAGAAGCGCAAAGACCAAATGGAGAGTCTGAAATGGACAATCCAAAAGCGCGATGTTGAGTCAACGGCAAACAACGAATCACAGCGCAAAGACCGAAAGGTCGATGAAGCAATCGCATTTTTTCAGTCGCCTGACAAAGAGCATACATGGGCGGACTGGCTGCGCATCTTGCTGGAAGATTTGTTTGTCATTGATGCGCCATGTATCTATCCCCGCAAAACACTGGGCGGCGACTTGTACGCCCTTGAGGTGATAGACGGCGCAACGATTAAGCGCGTGTTGGACAATACAGGTCGCCTGCCCTTGCCGCCTGAAACAGCTTATCAGCAAATCCTACACGGTATGTCGGCGGTTGATTACACGGCGGACGAGTTGGTTTACCGTTCGCGCAATAATCGAAGCTACAAGGTTTACGGTTACTCGCCCGTCGAACAAATCATCATGACCGTGAATATTGCCCTGAAACGGCAGCTTCACGCGCTTGAGTATTACACGGCGGGCAGCGTTCCCGATGCGCTGGTCGGTGTGCCTGAAACGTGGCCGGCTGACGAAATTCAACGTTTCCAAGAATACTGGGATTTGCTGTTATCGGGCGAGACGGCGGAACGGCGCAAAATGCGTTTCGTACCGGGCGAGTTATCCCGAAACTTTAAGGAAACGAAGCAGCCGCCTTTAAAGGACGTTTACGATGAATGGCTGGCGCGTGTCGTCTGCTTTGCGTTTAGCGTCGAGCCTACGCCGTTTGTGGCACAGGTAAACCGAAGCGTGGCGGAGACGAGCCGTGAGCAGTCGTTATCCGACGGCATGAGCAGTCTGAAAAACTGGGTTAAAGCCCTGATTGATGACGTGCTTTCCCGTTACATGGATATGGCGGCGTATGAGTTTGTTTGGAAAGAAGAGGAATCACTCAATCCGAAAGAACAGGCTGAAATCTATGCCATCTACAAAAATGCTGGCATTTTGACCGCTGACGAAATCCGCGCCGAATTGGGTAAGGAGCCGTTACCTGATCAGCCTGCGCCAAATCAGCAAGACGGCCAACAGCCTGAAGAACAGCCGAATCAAGAGGCTGAAAAACTGGGAAAGTCGGAAAGCCCGATGAGCGAAGACGAAGCCGCCGCGCTTATTGAGGCTTATTTGCTGACGCGAGTGGACGGCTTGGCTGAACAGATAACCGAGCTGATTAGTGGGGCGGCTGTTGACTGGCAGGCTGAAGACCTGACCGCCGAGCTGAATCGGGTAGCAAAAATCGTTACCGACGGTTTGGATTTTGGCGAGTGGGACGGCTTGTCTGATGTGGTCGAGCCGATAATCAGGCGCGCGGCTGAAGATGGGGCGGTTGCCGCCTTGTTGCAGGTAATGCCTGACCCCGCTGTCGGTATGGTTACGAATATTCGCAGCCGTGCCGTCAAGTGGGCGCATGACCGAGCCGCCGAAATGGTCGGTATGAAGCGGGTGGGCGGCGAGCTTATCCAAAATCCTGCCGCCGAATGGCAAATCACAGAGGGAACGCGCGAAATGATACGCGCCCAAGTGGTCGAAGCCATGCGAAACGGCGACAGCGTGCAGGAGTTGGCGGGTCGTCTGAAAGAATCCCACGCCTTTAGCAATGCCCGCGCCCGAACCATTACCCGAACTGAGACGGCGATGGCTGACGGCATGGGCAACCTGATAGGCTGGGAAGAAACGGGGCTTGTTGCCGGGAAGCGGTGGATAACCGCCGAAGATGACAAGGTGTCTGCGATTTGCAATACCAATGGGGATATGGGCGTTATCGGGCTGCATGAGCATTTCGCACATGGAGGCATGACACCGCCGGCGCACCCTAATTGCAGATGTACGGTCGTCCCTGTTTTGGCAGAGGATATGACGAAAGTTTAGTTTTACTGTTGGTGGTGTTGGGGTTTACCGCTCTCTTTACGGGAGCGGCTTTTTTTTGGAGTAACGAATGGCAAAGTTATACGCAGAAATCGCCAAAATGGAAGCGCAGGACGACGGTACCGTCAAAGTTTGGGGTTATGCCTCAAGTGAGGCGGTCGATTCGGACGGCGAAATCATCGCGGCGGAAGCAATGAAAGCGGCTATTCCCGATTACATGAAGTTTGGCGCGGTGCGTGAAATGCACGGCTCAAACGCAGCGGGAACGGCTATCGAAATCAACGTAGAAGACGACGGGCGCACATTTTTCGGCGCGCATATCGTTGACCCTGTTGCGGTTACGAAAGTCAAGACAGGCGTTTACAAAGGCTTTTCAATCGGCGGAAGCGTTACCGCCCGCGATGAATTGAACAAGTCGCAAATCACGGGCTTGAAGCTGACAGAAATCAGCCTTGTTGACCGCCCTGCCAATCCTGACGCGGTGTTTACCTGCTTTAAGGCGGATAAGCCTAAAGAAGAGGAAGAAACGGCGGATAAGGATGACGAGCCAGCCGACAAAACCGATGAAACACCCGCTGACGATACCGAAAAGGCAGACGGCGAAAAGGTCGATGACAAAGAAGACGACAAAAAGGACGAAGCCGAAAAATCGGCAAGCGTCGAATTGTCCGAATCTGAAATCGCCATCCTGAAAGCGGTCTTGGCAAAGGCAGAGAAGCATGAAGGCGAGCTTAAATACGAGCCTGTCGATGTATTGGTAAGTAAATCCGACAAATCAGACGACCTTGCCAAAGCTGAATCGGTGGACGAGCTGGCAAAAGCGCAAGACGCGCTGAAGAAATCGAATGATGCCCTTGCCAAAGCGCAGGCGGAAATCGAAAGCCTGAAGAAAAAGGCAGCCCCGCCGAAAGGCAGCACCAAAGCCATCGGCAAGGCAGAAGATAACGGCGAAGACCCTTTAAACGGTTTTCAGCCGATTGTGAAGAATGACGGTTCGCTTGATGATGTGGCAACACTCGTCAAGGCAGCACAAACAGGCCGTCTGTAACACCGCTTACAGGCGGTTTTTTTATTTTTGGGAGCTTTAAATGAACGTGAATCAAATCACTCAAGAAACGCTTGAACTGATGAAATCGGCACAAGCAGGCGGCGAGCCGCTGAACAAAGGTTTTACTCAGCCGACCAGCTTTACAAGCGGTCTGCAAATCTATGACCTTTCCGCGCCGTCTCAAAAACTCTACCCAGTATTGACCCCGTTGCGCAACCGTATCCCCCGCGTGGGCGGCGGTCGCACCATCGGCTCGAACTGGAAAGCCATCACTAATATCAACGTCGGCAATCAACGCGCGGGTATCAGTGAGGGTAAACGCGGCGGTGTTATCAACCATGAAATCGTTGAACGAAACGCCCAATTCCGCGCCATCGGCTTGGAAAACCAAGTAACCTTTGAAGCAGACTATGCCGCTCGAGGTTTCGAGGACGTCAAGGCGTTGGCGGTTGCCCAAACTCTGCAAGCGACTATGGTTGCCGAAGAAATGATTTTGCTGGGCGGTAACACCAGCCTGAAAGCAGGCGTTACCCCTACCCCGACCGCCGTCGCATCTACCGACCCGCTGGGTAAAATCAGCACTTCCACCCTGTCCGTAATCTGCGTGGCTTTGGGTTTGCAGGCATACTGGGACGTTGCCGGCGCAAATAACGGCGCAATTGGTCAAAGCCTGAACATCAAAACTGCTCAAGTCCCTGCCAAAATCACACGCCAAAACGCTGACGGTACTACCGATACATTCGGCGGCGGTTCTGCCCAAAAATCTGCGGCGGCTTCCGTTTCAGGCGTTGGCACAGGCAAAAAAGTAACCGCCATGATTCCCGCTGTTCGCGGCGCGGTTGCCTACGCTTGGTACTGGGGTGTGGCTGGTTCTGAAAAACTGGGCGCAATTACCACCGCTGCCAAAGTGGAAATCTTGGCTGATGCTGAGGGCACTCAAACCGCCGCATCTTTGCCGTCTGAAGACAATTCCACTTCCGTTTTGGAGTTTGACGGCTTGCTGACCCAAATCGCCCTGCCCGATTCCGGCGCGTTCTGGTCGGACAATAAAGGCAACGGCTTGACTTCCGACGGCGCGGGCGGCGTGTCTGAGTTTGAGGAAGCGTTCGCGCATTTCTTCACAAAATACCGCTTGTCGCCCGATACCATCTACGTCAACGCCCGCGATTTGGCGTCGCTGACTAAGCTGATTATCGGCAATGGCGGTGCACCGGTGATTAAACTGAAAGTGGACATCGACAACGCCGCGAACATTCGCGCGGGCGTGGTTGTTGGTTCGTACCTGAACAAAATCACCAGCGAAGAACTGAACATCGTGGTACACCCGAACTTGCCTGCCGGTACCTACCTGTTCTACTCGTCCCGTCTGCCTGGCTACGTTCAAGGCGTGGGCAATCTGCTGCAAGTGCGGACGCGCCAAGAGTATTACCAAATCGAGTGGCCGCTGCGTACCCGTATGTACGAATATGGCGTCTATGCGGACGAGTTGCTGCAAGGTATGTTCATGCCTGCGTTTGGTATGATTACCAACGCCGCCTAACCCTAACAAGGTCGTCTGAATTTTCAGGCGGCCTTTTCTTTTGGAGAATCAAAATGACAGAAATGGTTAAATTACAAGCACCTGAGGGTTTTACCGACGTATCCTTTGGCAGCCAAAGCTATACGGTTGGCGAAGACCGCATCGTGGAAGTACCCACCGAAGCCGCGCAATTCCTGTATCAGTTCGGCTTTGGTAACGTCGCCTCTGAGCCTGCTGAAGAGCCTGAAAAAGCCAAGCGCGGACGCAAAGCCAAGACCGAGCAAGCTGCTGAAGCGGTAGAGCCGGTTGAAGCCGAGCAAACCGCCGAAACCGAGCAAGCTGAAGCTGAAAAGGCTGAATAACGATGACCGCCCTTGTCTCTCTTGATTTATTCAAACAGCGGCTGGGCGTTACCCACGACAAGCAGGACGGATATTTCCAAACCCTGCTTGACGGGGTATCGGCGGCTGTCGAAGCCTACATCGGGCGCAAACTGAAAGCGGCGGACTACGTCGAGCGTTACAACGGCAACGGCAAAAATCGCATCGTCCTGAATCAATATCCCGTCCTGTCTGTATCGTCCGTGAAAATCAACGGGCGTATGGCGAACGACTGGGATTTTGATAATTGGCTGCTGATACGCCATGCCTGTTTTGCACAGGGAATCCGAAACATTGAGGTATCGTACCGCGCGGGCTATGAAACCATACCCGCCGACATTCAGGAAGCCATCTTGATTATCGCAACGCAGCGGATGAACGAAATCGAGAACAAGGGCGTACAGAGCAAAACGCTTGCAGGCGAGACCATCTCGTTTTCAACATTCAGCGAATCGGGCGGTATACCGCCGTCGGCGTTTGCGATACTCAATGAGTACAAACGAAAGGGCGTGTGATGCTCAAGATGGAATTTATCGGCGGCGATGTTTTGGTGGCGGTCTTGCGCTCCTACGGCGACAAGGTTCAGACGGCTATCGTTCAGTCGGTCGGTCGGTCGGCGTTACGGTTGCAGCGCGAAGTCATGCAAAACCGCCTATCCGGTCAGGTGCTGAATGTACGGACGGGCAATCTGCGTCGGTCGATACACCAGCGCGTAACCAACACGGGCGGCGCGGTAATCGGCGAGGTAAACACCAACGTCCGCTACGGCAAGGCGCACGAATATGGCTTTGCAGGCACGGTAAACGTCAAGGCATCTTTGCGTCAGGTTC